TACACTGCCTTGAGTCTTAGCCCCTTTCCTATCCTTTGTATATCCTGCTTTTATCGCGGCTTCCGTTGCTGTTTGCCCTTTTAAATATTCTCTACAAAATTTCTTTTGTTTAGCATTTAATGGTTGCCAAATCTTACCCTTATCGTCTACGAATCCTTTACCGTCTTCTGTAGGTTGTAACGGTGTATAAGTCAGCTGTTTCATATAGTACCTCGCTCCAGTAGTGTTATTATTCTATTAGATTTTATTATCAAATAAAAACAAATTCTCATGCCCTCTGGTAAATCTTACCATAGTTTCTAATAACTAATAGAAAATCTATTAGTTTTGCTAAATCAAAGAATCCAATAAAATACTGTACTCTAGCTCGATTCTATTAGAATATTAGATATATTAGTAGTTTTTAACATTTCTTCGAGTAAAAAATTTTATTTTTAAAAACACTAATACGATAAATATAATACCCCCGAACCACGGACAGCGGAACGAGGGTATTTAGTAGAGTACAGCGACTAATCTAGATACGAACCGTCGCGATAGACGAAGGTACTAACAAGGTCGGATAAATCGACTCTTTCCACTAATCGACCTATCGCATACTCCAATTTTCCAAACTCTAGGTACTCAACATCGATATTAGTTATCGTATTGTTATGCCTATCTGTTTCTACGTATTCGGTTTCCGTCACACCTTCATGCTCGAGTGTATCGAATTTAAAACTACGTATGTCTCCACGAGTGTCTTGGTCCCATACTGATATAACTAAATGTATCACACCGTCTTTGTTAGCTAAAAAATCGTTATAGCTATCTACAAACCAATCGATATCATTTAGTTTTTCGGTCTTTATATATTCTTCGAACATAACTTTTAACCGTCCGTCAGAAAACTTAGTAAATGTCTCGCTCAACATACTAATCATAACGCTACCTATAGTTTCTGACTCCAAAAAATCGATAAGACAAAATGTATCTTTATCTAACTTATCGAACTCTTTCTCGTAAGCCGTACTTCCGTACAATCCTTCGAAATCGAAATATAGGTCGGGTTTAATTAAAAGCTGTCCCTCTCGGGTGTGCTCTGTCGTTGCGTAAGACCAATTCTCTTCTATGCGTACAGCGTCTCTGTCCCAGACGTTCACTCTCATCATATTCATATGAATGAACTCTGGTTTTCCTACCAACTCTAGAAGTTTTTGGTATCTTTCAACGTAGTGTTTTAAGACTTTCTCTAGTCTAACTTTTTTTGTTTCGTTCACGATAATTCTCCATTTTTCGTTTACGGGTCTAAGTTAATTCCTAAACCTTACCTATTATTATAAAGGGCGAAAACGCGAAAGTATCGCAGGGTACGAAAACGCAAGGCGATAAAAGAATAAAAAGAAACCCCGACTGGGGGGATAGTCGGGGCTTCGAATGTTGGCACTGGTCTTAGGTGCTCTATTTATTATCTTGGCTTCTTAGCCTGTAGAGTCAAATGCTCTCGTTTTTGTAGAGTATGCCTAAAATGCAGTTCCTGTTTTTAATCTGTACTAGCCGTTATTATTAACGTCAAACCATGCTTTCGCTGCTGCTCTGATAGCATTCGTTCTGCCTATCTTAGCTCCTGTTTGCTGTGCTAACATCTCTGCAATATAGTCTATATCCTCAGCTAAATCTTCGGGTAGTGCTACATTTTTTCGGTTCTCTTGATTATTCATTGCTTCCTCCTTTCTTATGTCTGAATAAAAAACATTGGTGTTCGACTTCGTAAATAAAGTGTGCCACGTATATCCAATCGTCGTCTTCCATCGTATAAATATACATTCCGACTGGTCCGTGAGCTCCATTAACATCACCTGCATACTGTCCTTTTATTTCGGACTTCGCAGAGTCTATCGTTTTACTCACGACTACCGCTATATCGCTTGGGTCGGACATCGCCTCTTCTACTAGCTCGTCGTAAGTGTTCTCCCATGAGAACACTCCCGCTTCATCAAATCTAATAGTCGCCATTAGCCCACCTCGATTGTATCTAAAGTAAATCCACAAGGTAAAGTCTCCCTTATGTGGTCTATCAATGACTGCCAACAAGTCACCTCGTCGTCAGATATATGGAAGAAATCTTCCATTCCGTCTCCTATCTCGTCTTGATATCCGATACTCACTGTTTCATTTCTATCGAACGTTCCAACACATTCGACCCCGTCTATAACCTTATAATTGGTTAAGTCTATTTTTGTTTCTGTCATAATAATTCTCCTTATATTTATTATTATTACTAAAGTATAAGTACGAACAAAGCGAAAGTAAAGCAGTAGTAGATACCGCGAACTTACGATACTACGATTTTACACGCGATTTTCGTAGTTTCTTAGCTTCTATTCTTTTAGCGTCTTCTATACCTTTCCTTATCGAGGTTTTCAATGCGTATATATCTTCTTGAGGTAGACCGTCATTTAAATCATAGACTACAAATGGATTATTTGGTTCTGTAACTCCTAGAGTACATTGACCATATTCTTTCGGGTCTATATAATGTACTTTACCTCCATCCTCTCGAGTAATATCCGTTTTAGAAACTTGTTTGTTAATTAATGCATTTCTATAAAGATGTTCTTCTTGCCTACATTCTGCTGAACAATATTTTCTTTTTCGTCCACCATAACTATCACCGCACCACTCACATTCGTGCGGTAATCGAATATTTTCGGGTCTTTTATCTTCTAATCTAAGGTAATCGAGTATAAAGTTCATGATAGTTTGTTTTTGGTGAGGCGAGTGCAATTTGGGAGAATTATCGCTTTTTTAAAGGATATGCACCCGCCTCGTAAATCTAAGTACTTAAGTCTAATGAACCCTCCTTAAGTAATTGTATTTGTCTTTTTCTCCTATCATCTTCGTTAGTAATAATATGTATTTGTATTAACGCTCCCGTTCTATCGTAGCCATACTCGATATCTTTTTCGTATTTATATTTCACTGGTACACTCATTGTTCAATAGTTTATCAGTATTTCTAGCTATGATAGCGGAACACAGACCGCAAAGAAATAGTCCGTCTTCTTTTACTATCGCGGGTTTCCCGCATTCGTCACATCGCATATTAGCCATTTGGTCTCCTCCTTTTTATTCCAAAACACGTTCGGCAATACGAACCTTCGCGTACTTGCCATAAACCGTCATCTTCTGAAACTTGTTTCTTACACCTATCACAAAGATACTTAATATCTTGTACTCCTTTTTCCCAAATTATAAGTTCCATTACTCGTCCCAATCCACAGGTGCCCAAACAGTATCGGTATGATAGTCTTCACCTTTATAAAACATTGTAGGTTTATCGTTATCGAATACTGGTCGAGCATAAATCGTGCCACTTTCGTAACCGAGTAATATATCATCTTCAGTCCATATATCTGCACCATAACAATTAACATTTGCTCTAGTCTGGTTTTCTACGGGCGATTCCATAACTAATCGCCATAGCTCTACGTAATGTTCGATAATTTCTGCGGCTTGGTCTAGTGTTACAAACTTAGCCATTCGTTTAGTCTCACCGTCAGTACCGTTAGCTTCTTCGTTAAATCGTATATAAAGTACATACAAATCGTTTTTATCCTTCATATATATCCCCCATTGAAACTTGTTTCGGCTTACCGAGTGTATCATCTAAATTATGATATAAACCCTCAGAACCGAAGATTACTCTTTTGCCGACAACATTATGACCTGAGTCTGTAAGTTGCTCGACACACCTATCCATATCTTTATCTAGTAAAGTATCGCCTTCGACTGTTTTCTGCCAAACGATTTGTTTCCTACCGTTCGGGTGAGTTAGCCAAATGGCAAAGCTACTGTATTGTTTCGTCATCTGATAATTCTCCTTTAATTAATAAATATAAAACCATTTTACTTACGAAAATACACAAAGTAAAGCAGTATAAAGAATAGTAGAACGCTTTCATACATTTTCTATTACTGCCGCTATCTCGTTTATCACTTTTTGGTAGCCGTCTCGTTCTCTTAAAATCGTTTCGCCCCAGTTCTCGCACTCTAGACCAAATCTATCGTAGAGTTCGTCTTCGAAATCACTACGTTGGTGATGACCTTTTTCTGACATAGCTTGGTCGTACCCTAATTCAGCCCATATATCTAAGATATATCCTGCTTTTAAGTCAGGGTGTTTAGGGGCTCGTTTAAACCAATCGTCATATTTATTAGTCATAGACCCAATCTCCTACGTTTATGTTTATTCATCGTACTAGTCGCTAGGTTTCGTTTGCCTATCGAAGTTTTCTTACGAGTAGTTTGTCTTAACGCTCGTAACTCATTGAATTGTTTAGACTTTCTTGCCATCTTTAATCTCCTTAAAAATTTTGTTTATCGTTTTATCTGATAAGGCTAAGTGACTATGTTGAGTTAAAAATTTATCTCCTTGCTCATCATAAATCGCTATACCTATCTTGATACATTTTTTCTCTTTAGTCAGTTTGTGCATTTTGTTTCCTTTGTTGTTTTTTATATAAACTATCTAGTTCTGTTAATTTCCGAACTAATATTAATCGGAAATCTAACCCCTTTGCACGAGTCGCGGCACCTTTTAATGCCGCTCGTCGTTTAAAATATAACTTCTCGTTAATCTTCATAATCACGCTCCTCTAGAAGTTTATCTAAAGCCATGTTGAATTTAGTGGACTTATCTAATTTCTCACCAATATCTTTTTCCATTATATGAATATCCCATAAAAGATTTCTTTGGGTACTTTCATCAAGTTTATTTAAAACTTCATGGTATTGCCTATTGTTTTCTTCAGCAACGGGTGTTGTTGGGTACAGCTCTTTAAGATGATAAGTTAATTTAACTAAGTCATAACCACTATCTATGAAACGATGTTTAATTAAATATTCTTCCAACTCTTTAAGAGCAGTGAACTCAGATTTCTCATGGTCAATCTCATCACTATTTCGCCAATAATAATTACACTCCTCACCTACTTTCGATAAAATGCCGTAAATAGCATTTATATCTGATAGATTATCGAATATCAACATATCAGCTCTCTTGAGGTTGTGCGAAGTAATCTTCGTTATCTTTAGATACGCTCTGATATTTATCAGGGTTACCCGTTATCGCAAACTCGAGGTCTTTTATTCTGTCGTCTTGTAACTCCACTTGTTTATGTAGTTTAAAGATTACAGAATGTTGAGCTTCGATAGTATCTTTTAGTTTTTTACAAACTTCTAAAAGTTTTTCTATCATTTCTGTATTTTTATTTTCCATACTTTCTCCTTTCTAGTATTGGTGAGGGAAGGTTGTTTAACCACCAACCTCCCCTCGTTGACAGGCACAAAACAAAAAACAAAAAGCCTGTCTGAAATAGTCGTGTTTTGTTTTTAAATACATATTTATATAATAGGTATGAATATTGGGAAAGTAAAGCACTACCCGATACCGCCATTTTTATACATAGCTTTGGCTTTTTTATAGATAAATCTGCCGCAACCTTGTTTCAAATAAATCGTAGGCTGGAGCTCCTCACCTATTTTTCTCTGAACGTATTCACGTTGAGTAGGTTCTACCCCTCCAGCCCTTAAACTTTTTCTTAATACTTTCGCTTTTTTCGAATTCATCAGGTATGTTTTACCTCAGATATTTCATATTTTTTCGTATTAAGTTCTAGTACATTAAAGATATTATCTAAATACTGTCGTTTAGTTTTAGTTTGAGCGTTTGTACATAATCCAATATGGTTATATACATCTTGTGCAGTTATGCCGTATAACTCGTTACCTCTAGCTCTCTGAGCATGGATAACTCGTACATAAAAATCTTTCCAATTACTTTCGGTAATTTTATTGATACCTACAGTCATCGTAAGCCATATTAGATTATTAGTTGTTGGGGATAACTGATAATTTTGTTCCCCCTCTTTACCTATCTTTAAGTAACAAGTTTCGTTACAATCTTTTACTTTATTTAAATCCCAATTTAGTGCCATAGTACCTCCTATTTTCGACCTATGTCTTTAATCTCGGAACGTGGTATAACTTGGTATGCTCCTTTATTATAAGCAACACCAATCGAGTAATCTGAACTGATATCTCGTTTATACCTATCGTCTGCTTTTCTTGTAGTATCGCCCACTGCGTTACGCATTCTATCGAAAAAGTCTTGTTTAGCTTTTTCCTGCTGCTCGTACTTTTTATATACTGACTGAACAGCTTGGGTAGTCGAAGCACTGGTCTTCGTCTTCCTAGCTTGTCTAAGACTTTTAGTTTTTCGTTTCTTCCCTTTAGTGTCATATCTCAATGAACCTACATAATTTAATATCGCCATATATATTCTCCTTTCTAGTGGCGGTGGCTAGTATCCCCGAATTAAATCTAGGTTTTATAACTAACCACACTAAACTAGTTTACCTACGAAAGTAAGCAAAGTAAAGCACTACCACCATGACTCCATAACGCATTTATGTTCTGCAGCGACTCTAAACATAAGGGCTAAGTCTTTTATCTCCTTAACTCTATAGTCGTAGATAGGTCCACCAGTTGAATATCCATTGTAGGTACTTTCCCATTCAAATCTTTCATCATCAGGAAGTTCTAATAGATTTTGTTCTATATATTCATCTAGAGCATTGGCATACCGTTCTAGTTCATCAGACGGTATAAAGTCATCTTCGTTAATGTGCCAGAAACCTTCTTGTTCTCCGACTAAAGAAGCTACAAATGATTCATAACATTTACCTCTAAATGAGCCATTACCATGACCACTAGCCATACCACCTGTTAAAGTACAATTTTCGAGACGTTCGTCTTTAAATACTTCGTCACGATTACCTTTTACTATATAACAATCTAAACCCATAACTACCTCCTTTGTTTAGTCCAAGCTGTAAATACTTTTACGGCTTCTCGTTTTTCTAATTCAAATGCTTCTCTAAGCACTCTAGGAGCTTCGAATACATTCATCTCACCAGAATCTCGTAAGTCGTCTAAAAATTCAAAATACTCATCCATTATAAATACCCCGCTATTCCTACTCCTGGTTCATCGTAAAACGCAGTTATCGAAGCATCAGGGTAGAGTTCTCTTAATTTAAGTATTACTTTTTCAGGTGGACTCCAAGCTGTAGCGAAGTAATATATAACATCAGTATCACCTACTTCAGTAATTTCTACGTCGTAAGAATTCCATTTAGTGTCCCAATTAGATATATTCCAATCGTACCACCTTTGGTCATGTTTTCCTGTGCTTTCGAAAATACCTTCTTCATTAGGAAGTTCTCCTACCTCTCCAAGTATTTCTTCGCTACCTAACCAAGATGTTTCCTTTCCAGTTAGTGGAGTTTTCTTCCAGTCGGGCTGTGGAAGTATTTTGTTAAAATCGAACTCAGTGTCTTCGCCCTTCAAGTTCTTTCTTATTTGGTCGAGTAAAAATGTATTATCTACACTTATTTCAACTCTATTACTACAGTGATTTGGCATATCTTTCTCCTACCATTGTTCACGGACAATAATAGATTGCTCTTTATTGTCAATTATTTTATATGCGAAAATATCAGTTCGTTTTTTATCATTACGAACATGAATCTTCGCCCCTTCATTAGTTGAGCAAGACATCCATAAACCCCAAGGCTCGTCATCTCTTGCGTCAGCACCTACATATTGTCTGTACACCTTAAACCTTAATACTGTTTCCAGATATTCAGTTTCAGGGTTATATGCTGGTTGTTCCATACTTTCTCCTTTCTAAGTCCCAAGTTAATAAGAGGGTGGTATAGGGGACTTGCTGGTCTATACCACCCAATGTTCATTACACCTTAATGAAGTAGCCCTCATCAGTAAGTCGTTTAGCATAAAACCTGAAGATTCTCAAAGGGTCTTGTCTAGTAGACAATTCTTTGTTCTTCACTGCTAGTGACACTAAGTCTTGTGCTGTAAAGCTAGATGAATCAAGTTCATCTTTTTTAGCTTCTTTCACAGTTTTAACTAACGCTTTCATCTGAGGAGTTTTAATATCCTTAAAACCTAAGTCTGAGACCTTATATAAAGTCCTAGAAGCCCCTTTCGAAGCTACTGTAGGTTTAGGAATACTAACTGCTGCCTTCTTCTTAGGGGCTCTTTTTACAGAGCTTGATACTGAAGTAGAGGTTTGCATAACTTTCTCCTTTCTAAATTAATCACCGCCCTTTCGGACACCTTCGGCTTTATAATGTGCCGCAACATAACTAAACTATACTTACGAGTTAATAGAAAGTAAAGCAGTATACGAGAGCGAGATTTAGTCTTGATTGACATAATCTCCTGTTGCTCCCGCTAATA